TAAGATTTTACATGCAGAAGAATATCTCCAGATTGCAGAAAGAATTATTAACCAAGAACCGGGAAGTATTGTAATTATAGACTCCTATTCTGCACTATGTACTGAAGCAGAAATTACGTCAGATATGAATAAAATGCAAAGAGCAGATGGGGCAAAGTTATTAGCAAAATTTTGTAGGAAAGTTGCAAATGTTATTCCTGTTAATAAAAATATTGTGATAGGTATTACTCATCTAATGGGAAATCCTACAGGGTATGGTGCGGAGTTTAAAGAAAAATCTGGACAAGCTATTGCATACCAAACCGATATTAAGTTACGAGCAAAAAGATTTAGTCCTTGGCTTTTAGGTAAAGAAAACAATCAAATTGGACAAGAAGTGGAATGGCAAGTAATATGTTCTGCTCTAGGCCCTCCGGGAGCAACAACCACAAGCTATATTAGATATGGAGAAGGTTTGGATAAATATATGGAATTATTTAATCTTGCAGTAGACATTGGCATTATTAGTAAAGGTGGTGCTTGGTATACTTTTACTAGTATAGATGAAACACCTAAGTTTCAAGGTTCCGAAAAGGCTAGAGATTTTATGGTAAACAATCCTGAAGTTTATAACAATTTAATATCAGAAGTCAGTGATGCGTTAGGAATATAATGAATATCGTAGATTTAGATAATAATACTAAACAATGGAATCTAAAGGGATATATCTCTAAGGCTACAGCTACTAATAAATCTACATATCATAATCGTGCTAGACAATTATTACATGAACTATTTCCTACTCTTCAAATTTTAGAAGAAGTATCTATACCAGTTAGACCTAAAGAAGTTCTGTATTTGGATTTTTATTTACCTCTCATAAAAACTTGTGTCGAAGTACATGGGGAACAACATTATAAGTTTATTCCTTTTTATCATACTACTAAATTAAATTTTTTGAAGGCGAAGAAAAGAGATAACGAAAAAAAAGAATGGTGTGAGCAAAATAATATTACATATGTTGAATTACCTTATAATGAAAATTTAGACGATTGGACAAAAAAAATAGATGAATACTAAAGAAAAAGTTAAAGAGTGGGATAGCGTTTTAGATGAATATGAAAAAGGTATTGGTCTTCCTGTTTATCAAGGACAGCAATTTTCTAACGATGAACTTGAACACTATTTTTCAATGGACAGAAAAGTTTTGGAAACTATGACACCACAAGATTGTGGCGAGATAGCATATAGATTAGGTCAGTTTAGTTTTCATATTCAACGAAGTATAAATAGAGAATTAGCAAGATGTAATTGGGCTGAAGAGAATATTAAAGAAGTCATTGCAGATGAACTAAACACATACAAAGGATATGGCTATATTGAAAAATCAACACAAGCAATAAAGCATAATGATAGTGCAAATTCATTGAACAAAATTAAAAAATACGCTAAGATGAGATCTGACAGATTGCAGTATATAGCAAATAGTATCAAAAACCTATCAGATATCTTGCTAAATATTCAGAGGAGTAAATTGAAACATGAGCAATAAAAAAGAAACCATAGAACAAATTGTAGATCTTTTAAGGTCTTTGGTTGATGACGACGAACCCCAAGAAGCACCTAAGAAGACTACTAGAAAAAAAAGAACTACTAGTAAAAAAACAAAAACTAACAGAAAAAAGAGCACAACAACTACAAAAAAAGCAAGTCTAAATAAATTTGAGAGTATGGACATTAGAGGTATGCACAAAGAAGATGTAGAAATAGACAGAAAGTTAAATGTAAAACCTCCTGCTCCAAGAACCAGAAAGTACAATAGTGTTGATGTTACATGTCGTTCTTGTGGTAAGAGAGAAAAAGTAAATCCTGTATTAGTTACAGAATCTTCTCGCTATAAATGTAATGCTTGCTCAAGGCTTGGGGGTTAGTATGTCGTTAAAAGACACAGCAGCAGAAAGAGCAGTACTATCTGGCATATGTAAATATGCAGATGGCATATATTTGGAAATTGCAGACGTTATGGACGCTGAGTGTTTTACTATAGATAGTAATAAATTAATTTTTCAATGTTTACATAGCCTTTGTGAAGAAAACATAACAGCAATAGATATAGCATCTATTTTATCTAAAGCAAAAGAATTAGGTTATGAAGATTTTTTTAATAAAAAAGATGAACTCAGCCACCTGCAGGCTGTTTTAAATTTTCCTATACATCGAGACAATGTAAAAAAGTTTGCTACTAAAATAGCCAAACTAAAAATAGCAAGACTTTTAAAAGAACAACTGAGTAATGCTCAGAAAAATATCAATGGAATAAATGGTTCAGAAAGTGTTTCTCATATTATCTCTTTGGCAGAAGATCCGATTTTTGATTTTACTAACTTAATTAGTAACGACGATACTGCTCCAGAACAAATGGCTACAGGATTAGATGATTATTTAAAAGAATTACAAGAAAACCCTATAGATCAGGTAGGTATTCCTACAGGCTTTCCAGTATACGACCAATCAATTGGAGGAGGTTTGCGAAAAAGTACAATTAATGTTATTGCTGCTAGACCAAAAACTGGTAAAACTTTATTGTCAGACAACATGGGTTTAAACATAGCTAAGTCAGGCATTCCGGTTTTAAATATGGACACTGAAATGACCAAACAAGATCATATGAACAGACTTATAGCTATGATGACAGAAATAGAAATGAACAAAATAGAAACTGGCAAGTTTGCAGATTCACATGCTTCCATACAAAAGGTGAATAAAGCAGCAGAGGAATTAAAAAATGCTAATTTTTATCATAAGTCTATTGCAGGAAAACCATTTGACGAACAGTTATCTATTATGAAAAGATGGATAGTAAAGGAAGTAGGTCTAAACGATGACGGGACTGCGAAGGATTGCGTAGTTTTTTATGACTATCTAAAATTAATGGATACTCAAGGACTTTCTGCCGATATGAAAGAATATCAGCTTTTAGGATTCATGATGACTAGTTTGCATAATTTTGCTAGTAAATATAAAATACCTATTGTTGCCTTTATACAGTTAAACCGTGATGGGATAACTAAAGAAAGTACAGATACAGCTAGTGGCTCTGATAGAATTATTTGGTTGTGTAGTAATTTTACAATTTTTAAAAGAAAGAGTGATGAAGAAATATCAGAAGACGGACCTTCTGCTGGTAATAGAAAACTCATTCCTATTATTAGTAGACACGGTGGAGGTTTAGACGATAACGATTACATAAACTGTAATATGAAGGGCTGGTGTGCGAAGATAACAGAAGGTAGAACTAAATTGGAATTGGCAAATAATGACTCAAATGATACAGAAGGGTTTGTGGTTGACAATGATAAAGACGAAATCCCATTCGTATAATCAACAAGAATTGAAACGCATGTGTGATCTATTGTGTGATAATATAGAAGATGTTTTGAACGCTTTAGGTTTAGATGATTATAGAGATAATAGTAAGATGATTACTATGTCTTGTCCTATTCATAGTGGAGATAATGATTCTGCTTTAAATTTGTACTATGAAGGCGATACATATAGAGGCAATTGGAAATGTAGAACCCATCAGTGTGAACATTGTTTCAGAGGATCTATCTTAGGATTTATCAGAGGTGTCATATCTTCTCAAAAATATAATTGGTCTGAACAAGGAGATAAAATGTGCTCCTTTAATGAGGTGGTAGAATTCTGCAAAAATTTGCTAGGCTCTGACAACAATGATCTATTGGTTAGTAAGGTCTCTCAAGATAAAAATAATTTTGCTAGAATAGTTGATAAAATTAATCCTAAACAATTAATAAACAGTAAGATAACTAGGAATTCAGCAATAAAAAATATTGAAATACCTTCTCAATACTATATAGATAGGGGTTTTTCAAAAGACATACTAACTAAATATGATGTTGGACTTTGTAGTAATCCAGACAAGCCTATGTATAATAGAGTTATTGTGCCAATATATGATGACACTGGAGAGTTTTTGGTAGGATGTACAGGTAGAAGTATATTTGATAAATGCACTACTTGTCAATCGTATCACAATCCAGAAGAAATGTGTCCATCTAAAGATGTGGCTTGGCAATACTCTAAGTGGAAACATAGCTATGGTTTTAAGTCTCAGCATTATCTGTATAATTTTTGGAATGCTAAAGAATACATATACAATAATAATTATGCAATACTTGTAGAAAGTCCAGGTAATGTATGGAAATTAGAAGAAAATAATATTCATAATAGTGTTGCAATTTTCGGTTGTAATTTAAGCGATAGACAGAAACTAATTTTAGATTCTTCTGGGGCTATGACACTATTTCTTATTATGGATAACGATGAAGCTGGAGACAAAGCAGCTACAGAAATACAACAAAAATGCGAAAACACCTATACAATACATAGACCACAAATTACTGCAACAGACATTGCAGAAATGACTCGTGAAGAAATTGATACTCAAATTATACAATTTATAAAGGAAAGAACATGATTATTGCATTTGCTGGTAAAAAACAATCTGGTAAAACTAGTGCGTGTAAATTTGCTTCTAGACTTTTTACTAATCATTACTATAAATATAGAACGGTTCTCGATCAAAGCGATTACTGCGAAGTTGTCAGCACATATAATTTTGCTGACCCATTAAAAAAGCTGTGTATAGACATATTAGGTTTAACTGAAGCACAGTGTTATGGTACAGATGAAAATAAAAATGAACTGGTTAATTGTTTTTGGCCAGGTATTGACGCACAAATGACAGCGCGAGAGGTGATGCAATATGTGGGAACTGATGTATTAAGAAGGATGCAAAACAATGTATGGTCCGATGCTACGCTTAGAAAAATAAAAAAAGAGAATTTCCCGTTAGCTTTAATTGCAGACTGTCGTTTTCCTAATGAAGTTGCAGCTGTTAAACAAGCAGGTGGATTAGTTATAAAACTAGATAGGAGTTTGTATTCGTCAACTCATGCTAGTGAAACTGCACTAGATGAAGCCAGCTACGACCAATCTAATTTTGATTTAATTATTGATAATCACTCGTTATCTATTGAAGATAAAGACCAACATATTTATAATTTTCTTACAGAACAAAAGGTGATATCATTATAATTACATACTTTCGTAGTTCATCCTACAACACACACAATATGTGTGAACAACAATACTTCTTTGATTATGTATTAGGGTATAGATCTCCTTCTAATAAAAAAGCAGACAAGGGTACTATTGTACATAAAGTATTAGAAATTTTGGCATTTATTAAGTATCACCAACAACAAGGTAA